CAGATGAGCCAAGAGTTCATTGAAGACGCGATCGGCCAAGGTGGCATCGGAAGTGGCCTCGATTGGGTTGCAAGCCGCATCGGCCTTTCGATGGCGCTCAAAATGGAAGAGGCGTACACCATCGGCACCGGATCGAGCCAACCGGAAGGGGTCGCCGGTTCGGCGATGAACACCGCGCTGGTGGCGCTTTCTCAGGTGACTGACCTTGGAGGCCTCGCCGTCACCACTGTGACCGCCGACAACGTCATCGATACGGTGCACCTTGTCGCGCCGCAGTACCGCAACTCGCCGCGGTTCCGTTGGCTTCTCTCTGATACGTTCGTGCGCGTCGCTCGCAAGTTGAAGAACAGCGTCGTAACGAGCGGCTCTACCGAATACATCTGGACGCAAGCACAATCGAACGCTGGCACGATGGTCGGCGGCGCTCCGGGCTTGCTTTACGGTGTGCCGTATAGCGTTGGTCAGTACGTACGCACAGCAACAACAAACAACAACGTGTTTGCAGTGGTCGGCGATTTCAACTACTTTGAAATTTTCGACCGCACCGGAATGACCTCGCTTGTTGACCCGTACTCGGCGGCGAGCACTCACCAGGTCACTCTCTACACGTACGCACGAACCGATTCGCACATTATGAATGCTTCGGCGTTCGCTGCGATCACCTGCTAAACATTTCTTACCTTTCGCTCGCGCTGGGGGGAAACCCCTAGCGCGGGTTTCATGGCTGTAACACTTGCAACCGTTAAAACGGCGCTGAAGATCGACTACAGCGACGATGACACCGAGCTTACCCGGCTCATCGGTGTCGCTACGTCGTGGGTCGAGCGCTACACGGGCTTGTCGCTCACCCAATCGTCGCGCACGATGTACTTGCGAGATTGGAAGCGCACGGTGTTCGCGGTGCAACCATACGTATCGCTCACGTCGGTGACGTACACGAGCACTGGCGGCTCAACGGTGACGATGACGAGCGGTACCGATTACTGGGTGGACTTGTCGCAGGATCTTGCAGCGCTCGAGTTCCTTGACGAGCCCGCGATAAAAGAGGGCACGCTCGCAACCGTCACGTATGTCGGCGGCTACTCGACCGAACCAAACGAGGTGGTGCAAGCCATCGTTTCGTTGGTCGGCCTGTACTACAACAACCCCGAAGCTGCGCAGCCCGTCGCGCTGTCGGTAGTGCCGCTCGGCGCTCAGTTTATGCTTGAGCACCTGCGAGTGCGAGGGCCTTTCCGATGATCTCATCGGGCCTCACGCGTTTCCGATTGATTGTGCTACGCGCGTCTGGCAATAGCCCCGACTCGCTCGGCCGCCGCGTTACGACGTTCACCAACGTTGGCACAATCGTTTGCGACGTGCGCGAATCGGCGCCAGTGGAAACGTCATACGGTGACGGCGTGGCTGTGGTTGGCGCGTATGAAATTCGTACGCGTTGGCCGAATATTGCGCGGTTGACCGTCACCGCGATCGATCGCTTGCAGTACGGCACAAAAGTGCTGCGTATTAACGGCATCCGCGACATGGATCAACGGCGGAGGGTTGCAGTCATTGACTGCACTGAAATCGCATGAGCGCCACGTCCCTCATTAGCGATATCATGAGCACGCTTGAGTCACAAACGACCGCGGGGCGGCGCGTGTACTACGGAACACGCTTGCAAACTTCGACGCTGCCAGCGATGACGTTTGAGATTCAATCGGGCACGCGCGTCGCGCTCGGAAATCAAAACACGCTATCTGCCTATGACGTCACGTTTAACGCCATCAGTGACGACGTGAGCGCAGCCACGACGCTCGACGATGAGATCCGCAACAACGTCGGACTCCTCGCGGGCGCGACTGTCATTTGCACCCAGTACGGAACCTTGCAGGAACCCGTCGCCGAAAACGGCGATGAGGCGGGCCTGTACATCGTCACAAGTCAATTCACAATCTATCAGGACGGCCCCTAATGCCATCACCCACCACCGCAGCAAGCGTCAAGTTAGGATCAAACACAATCGTAGACGTCAGCGCCGCGACTGTCTCGGTCACGCGCCAACAGATTGACGTAACCGCCATCGGCGACACGCACAAGCACCACGTGCAGGGCTTCCTCGAAGGCACCGTGCAAATCGAGGTGTTTTACGATTCGGGAAGCAATAACGCCGACATACTCACTGGCATTTCGGGCGGCTCAGTTATCAACGAGGCGGAAGTCATTTGGGCATCGGGCAAGTCGATTAAGGGAAAGGCATACGTGCAGGAGGCATCGCTTAGCGTTGCACCGAATGACGTTGCACGGTTGACCGCCACGCTTCTCTTCTCCGAAAACAGTATTACAGTGGCCCCATGACGCCTTCAATCGTTGACGCCTTTCTCTCCCGCCCTGCTGTCGTGCAGTTCGACAGCAGGGAGGTTTCGCTGTCGCGGCCGACCGTGGCGCATTTCATCGCCGCGCAAGACGCCGAGTCTCGCGGCGAGTTCATGCCCGCTTGGTACGTGTGGCAGCACGTACTTGACGAGAACGGCCGCCAGGCATTCAAGTCGATTGAGTACGTCAAGGAAATCTGCAATGCACCGATGGTGATGCGCCTCGCTCGATTGATTGAGCCGCTCTACCTGGAGGGCTTGGACTTGCCAGCGCCGCACGCGAAATCCTGAGTGCGGCGGAATTGAAGGTGCAACTAGATACGCCGCTCGCCGTGTTTCTCGCCCTTCGAGGGCACAAGGCTTTCTCCCATGACATCGCTTCCAAATTTCAAAAGCAAGACGTTTGCAGTTGGATGCGAAATCGACGCGAAAGCGCTCGAGCAAATCAACCATCGCCTGTTGCAGCTCAGTGAGAAGGCCGCGCGCAACGCCATGCGCCGCGGCTTCACCAAGTGGGGCAAGTTCACCAAGAAAGCGCTCGAGGCCACGGCACCGTTCGGAAAGACCAAAGCAACCGAGCGCGTACGCGGTGCCGTGCGTCCAAACGTGCACCTCAATTGGTCGGTGATTACAAAGGTCAAGGGCTACAGCAAGGGTCTTGTGACGTGGATCGGCGTCGGCGTCAAGCGCATCGACGGCAGTTACCTAACGCCTCACTGGTACCTTGGATGGCTTGAGAACGGCCACGCGATTAAACGCGCGACGTCACAGCAAGAGAGAATCCTGTTGAAGCAGCGCGGCGAGCGCGGCCGAGCGCTCAACTTCCGCGTGGTCGGCCAATCGCAACCAAGAAACTGGATTAAGAAATACCGAGCGCCATTGAGCGCCGCGGCCGTGCGATTCGTCGAGCCCGAAGTTGAGAAAGCGATAAAGGAGGCGGGCCTTGGCTAAAATCTCACGCGTCAATATCGCCATTACCGGCGACTCGAAGGGCTTGCAAGCCGCGACCGATTCCGCGCGGCGCGAACTCAACCGCCTCAACGCGGCGGCCGAAACGACCAACAAGAAACTCAAGAGTTTCGGCGAATCGGCGATGCGCACCCAAGGTGCGCTCGGTCAATTCGGCGTCGGTGGCAAGGGCTTGGGAATGCTCGGCGGGCTCGCTCAGGTCGGCGCTATGGGCGGTATGGGGCTCGGGCTTGGTGCGCTTGGCCTTGGCCTCGGTGCCGGAGCGCTCGGCGTGGCTGCGATTCAAGGCTTGCCGGATATCCGAAAGCAAGCCGTTGACGCGTTGCGCGAAACGCAGCAAGACCAACGCCGCACGATGCAAGAGTTTGGGTTTACACAGAAGATTGCGGAAATGCTCGCGGCGAACCAGGCGCCGCGCACTGCGGCCGATCAACGCTCGATATTTGAGTCTTTCCAAATTGGCCTCGGCACTGGTAGCACGAGCACCGCGGAATACGCTTTGAACCAAGCGCCGAAGCAAATGGCGGCCTTCCTTGGTGCGTTGCTTTCAGGAAACAGCGTGACGCAGGCAATGGAAGTCGGCACTGAGATGGTCAAGACGGGGAACGTCGCAGAAGATGCAGACCGCGCAGCGATGTTCGGAGAGATGAGCGGTATCCTGCGCTACCTTCAAAGTCGGTAAATCATGCCAGCAGCAACCGCCATTTCCCGCAGCGCGATCACCGCTCAGAACTTCAGCGAGGGCGGGCCGTCGCAGGCATCGACGTATACCGTCATGCGCCGCGTCACGATGAATGGGACGGTCGATGTTGAGAACGCCACACAGATGGCACTCGTGCTCGGTGCGTTTGGTGCACCGCTGTCATCGCTCCGCACCACGATGGTGCTGGACGAGCGCATGGGGATGATGCGCCTGCGCACGGTGTCGGCGACGCCAGTGCCCAACACTGAATCGAGCGTGTTTGACGTCACGGCCAAGTATGACCAACTCTACACGTGGAACGTGGCAACTAACCTGAGCAAGTTGCAACTGCCCGTTGAAGTTGACTTCGACGCGACTCCGCGCAGCGTGCTTATGTATCGCTCGCCATCATTTACTACGCAACCGAGCGCAGACCTCAACACCACCACCGATATCGGTGGCACAAAAGTCGATTACGCGGGTAAGCCGATTCAGGCGCTTATCCCGCAAATGAGTGTCCGTATTTCGCTCATCACGGACGTTTCTGGCTTCAACTCGAGCCGAACCCTTGTCACCGTGTATGACCGAATCGACACACTGCGCGGCAAGTGGAATAACGCAGCGTTCAACCAATGGGGCTCGTCTAATCAGGTCTACATCGAAAGTGCGAGCGTGACGCCGATCCGCGATGAGTACTATCGCGCAACCTTCAACCTGAAATGGGACTTGTGGTTCGGCTGCGAGCAGCAACCAAAG